TGGGAATCCAAGATAGTTGAACTGTGGTGGCGTCTCTTGGCTCAAGCACCACCATATGTTTGAGTGTTCGGGAATAAACTCTAAAATACCGAACGGGGCCATCACAACTCAGCTATCTTGGTAAGCGCGAGGGATAATACCCTCGGAGGTTGATTGCGATTGTTTGAAGGTCTATTAGCGGCTTCGGAGCCTAGATCGTGATCTGTGGAATAAAGCGGAGGACTCACTCACAAGGAATGATCCGATCCATTTTGACCATGCCTTTGCCCCTGCGGGGGCGAGGTGTGGTCATTCGGTAGGATCTAGCTCAAAGGAATTAATCAATCCTATAGGCGGGCGACTGGCTCCCAGCCCGCCGTTTGGGAGTGTTTCCGAAATTTTAAAAACCCATTTAACAGAGTAAAACCATGATTTGGTTACGCAGATATGGAGGATAATACATAAAATATGTATCTTAAGAAAAAAACATTGAACGCCCCGAAGGGGCTATGGTCTATGTATCTATGAACAACTTTGCGGGATGCATTGAGGGTGCCACTGTGAATACGGGGGCAAGCGACCTGAAATCCCGCACAATTGCTGGGCAGCGTAGTAATACTGGAGCCACCGTATGGTGGACTCCGTGGTCGGGAGGTCTCCAAGGTTTATCCGCCCGTGTAGAGCTAAAATCTACACCCCACTGGAGCCGTAACCATGGGAACCCGTGCGCTGAAAAGTGGATGCATACTCGTCCCCAGCAAATATTTTTTAGCAGGAGCAGGATGGGTAAGCGTGAGTCCGATGCTCATGTGAGGGGTGCAGCCGTGGCCCAGCGTCTGCGCTCCGATCCTTTTGGAGGCGGGGAGACTCGGCATGAAAATGCGGAAGCTTCAAAGGCTTGGGGGCCAATGAAGTTGCGCCACCCCGCTTCCAATCTTTTTATGAAACCACTACTAATAGTATTACTACTAACAGCTAATATTCAGGCACAAGACGGATCGTTCAATGGGACGGTCTATGATTTGGATTCGGGGCGGATACAGGTTATTAGCGGGTCTGTGGATATCAAACCCAAAGAGGACACATATCTTTCGACCCTTCGCCGCATCAATGCGGAGTTGGCGGAATCAAACGCCCGTATGAGCGCAGAGATTACAGCTAACAACCAACTCTACGAACTGCGGGAACAGACAAGACTTCTTCGTAAGATTGCCGACCAATGAGCAACTACCTCAACGTCAATATCCCCACCTTCTTTGCTTTTGTAGACGAGGGGTTTTTTTATGACTTGGAACCCTGTGTCAGCAGGGAAAGACAACTAGTCGAAGTGTTTGCCTTCACCTCGATCCCCCAACGGTGTGGGTTATTTAGTGTGATGACCGAATACGGAAGCCAGCATGCTAGAGTCCCGATACATTACCTCCATACTGAGGATACTGGAGGCACATCTTACCCGTTGGACTGGATACAACTCTGGGACTCTATGAGCTACTATTGTAGCGTTACGATGCACGATTATTGCAAAAACCGCGCAGCAAACATCATGTTGAAGAACAAAACCTTTGAAAAGGGGAAATACATGTTTACACTGGACTGGTGTTTCGGGCCTCATTATACCTCTGGCTACGGTGAGATGGCGGCTGGTCACAAGTGCGGTCATGTATTTGCAGGTGATGGGCAATACTTTATCCAGCCCAACAATCGTGTGCTGTGGATGGATGGAGGATCGTTTATCGCCAAGAAGTTTCCAACGAAACCCGATTGGAAGGTGTTTAGCCAAGAATTTAGCTGTGAAAGCACAGGAAGTCGCTGGGTTAGCGAAAGCGAGGAGGAGCTATGGTTCTACGACTTCAAAGAGCAGGGATAGGATTGTCACTACTTATTACAAGTGGTTGTGTTTCTTATCCACCCCGCCCCTATCCTTGGAACTTCCCCCCAGAACATGAGTGGAATGCTCCCTTGGAGACTAGCTGGATCAATGCGGTTGACGCCTTCCGCAACTTTACGGCCCCAAAGGGAAGGATCTGGAACCCGCTTATTCGGCAGTATGAACCTGATTTTGGCTATGAGATTGAGCTTCTAAAGGCTCTTCCGCCCGATACTGAGGAACATGAACTGTATCAATAATCCAACCTTGCTTGCGGGCTTCCCGTCCGTTAGCGTGGCACCAATCATGGCAACCCCGACAAAGCGCGGCAAACAGACTGTAGTCACAAAGGTAGCGACCAACCCTGCCCGCCTTGTGATGGATGTCCTGACTCTTCGCCTTCTTACATTTTTCGCATATGGGATGCAGTGCCAAGTAAGCTTTCTTCACCTTTGCATACTCGTTGTATTCACGCTGGCGTTTGGGGGATGCGCTCCGCAACCTTCCACTGCGTTTAAGTGGGGTTTTTGAACGAAGTGGAGTTTTTCTTGTCATACCTACTATGATCACTTGGAACGATTACAATAATACCAAACCTGATGCAGAGGGAATCTACCTCATCAAAAACGATGAGTCAAACCCTCCATTGAAATGGGCTTGCCACTACCACCCCCACCATGGATGGAGCGGGATTGGACATATCCTTGAACGTGTGATTAAGTATTGGAGTCCATGGCCCGATTCAAAGTAGTTCTTACAGTAATCAATGAAGACTCCGTCTCCCCATTCGTGGTTGGCCCACGTTTCCGTCGAGGAACACCCATGCCAATGGAAGCGTTGTACGCTGAACGTGGCGGTTACTTCTTTGACCCAGAATCAGAAATCGATCTGGCCAGAGATTGCGCCGAATCCTTTCAAAAATACATCAATCAATCAGAAGCTAAGAAAAAGAAAAAATGAACGAAAGTAATAAAACTTACATTGTGTGCCACGGGGAGAAAGTTGTGGAACTTCATGCCTTTGGACTAAGCAGGGAAGAGGCAACTCTTGAGTCCGAAAAACTAACGGGCCAAGGATATAACAACGTTCGTATTCGCTTGGAAGATCCTGTTTATCCGACTTGGCCGCTCAACTTCGACGTACAGTGAATATTGCTTTTGCTTATCACAACGGGGACGCCGAATTGGCCATGGAGTCGGCCAAGGCGATTACAGCTTTTGGCATCAACATGCGCCATAAGGCGACTTTATGCTGCACGAAGGATACATCTGGAGCTTCGGACATCATCCATGAACTAAAGAAAAGCTTTCCTGAAGTTGACCAATTGTTCGCCCAAGACGGATTTGACGGCTGGCCACTTGGCCCCAATCAAATGTTTGCCGATGTGGCTGCTGCCATGTATCCAACCAGTGCCCCATTCTATTTTTGGGAGCCAGACTGCGTTCCCATGAAAGAGGGGTGGGTTGACGATCTCGACGCCGAATACCACAAACAAGTCGGTATTCTTGGTCACCTTTACGAAGGTGGAATGGCGTCCAATGGCAAAAACATCTACAAGATGATTGTGGGCAGCGCGGTGTATCCTCCCAATTTCTTGGACTTTTGTCCTTCGGCCCAATCTCTATCAACCTACAATTTGGCCTATAGGGAATCGGGAAATGTTCCAGAGCCTTGGGACGTTCGTTGTCGCTGGAACTTCATGGAGATTGGCCGCGACACGCCTCTTATCCGAACCTACTGGAAAAGCGTTAACTACCAATGGAAAGATGGTAAAATTGTTTTCTACGCCGAAGACCCCGAAGCCCAAGCGGTTCAGGGTGTTACTTGCCCAGACAGAGTTATATCCAGCCAAGCCGTGGTCATTCACGGGTGTAAAGACGGATCTCTCCACAAAATGGCGCAAGAAAGATTTCCAATGCCGTCAGATTCCACGGGATTAGATATCCCATCGAATTCCATGGGATTAAAAGGTGGGTGGCAATTTGCCCCCCACCTTGTGCAAAGCGTCAACAATGATGCACAAAGTCCTACAGTTTGCAACAATACCGCAGATGTGAGTAATTCGCCAGAAGTGGCGACAAAATCAAAATCTACTCTGAAGCCAAAAAATAACTCGTCACAAAAGGCGAAAAAAAAGCGAGTTATTTCTGAGGTGGAGCGCGAACGCCGCAGGCAGGCGATGATGGAAATTTTGCAAAGAAAGCGTGAACGAAAGGCCCAAGAGGCTGTCTAACGCTTCCTATGCAAGAAGTCATCTTTGAACCATCCGCCGAAACCGCCATTCTTTCATGCCTCTGTCATGCCCCGTCAGAGGATCAGCGTGAGATCCTTTTATCCATAAAGGAAGATCATTTCTACCTTCAGGAGAACAAGATTATCTTTCGGGCGGTCATGCGCTGTATCGCCAAGGGGATGCAGGCAGATATCATCAACGTCAAGGGGGAGATTGAAGCTGCCAACGAGTACGATATCGTAGGTGGTGAGCAGAAGATCACAGAAGTTGCTACTTCGTGTGTAGCCCACAACAACTGGAAACGCTACTACCCCAAGCTGGAGGAAGCCCGCTACAGAAGGTCGTTGGAATACTTGGCCAATGACATGGTTCACAAAGCCAGAGATCGCGAGCTAAAGATTGAAGAACTCAAGAACTGGTCGGAAACCACTGTCATGCGGGCTGACTACGAGATGGATGATGGCAGCAAGCTGTCTATTAACAATGCCTTGGATCGCGCTGCCCAGAACATCGAATCCACGATTGCTGGAAAACCCTGTATCGGCATTCGCACTGGCATCACTCCATTGGATGACCTTCTTATGTTTGGCTTGCGTGGCGGAGACATGGTTGTCTTGGCTGCGAGACCAGCGGTTGGTAAGACGGCCAGCGCCCTTCAGATTGCTGAAAACGTGGCGCTTAACCAGAAGAAGCGGGTATTAATCTTTTCTTTGGAGATGACAAGCGTTGCCCTCATGGAGCGCATGATCCGCTCGCGGGCGCGTGTGGGTGCTGCTGACATCCTTTCTGGTCGGGTAACCCCGCATCAGAAACAATCTCTCGGACGGGCTGTGCAGGAAATCCAAGCATCCGAAATCATTTGCGACGATAGCTCGGCCAAATCTATCGGCTATCTCAAGGCGGTGGCCCGCCGTGCCCACCAACGCACTCCGCTAGACCTTATCATCATTGACTACCTCCAGTTGGTTAAGGGCGATAGCAAGAGGGGCAAAGACAATCGCGTGTGCGAGGTTGAGGAGATTAGTGGCGGAATTAAGGATCTGGCTAAAACCCTCAAGGTTCCTGTTTTGGTGTTGGCTCAACTAAACCGCGACCCCGACAAGCGCGGAGGACGCCCAAGCCTTTCAGACCTCAAGGGATCTGGAGCCATCGAACAAGACTCAGATATCGTCATCATGCTTCACAGCGAAGACGCCCAAGACCATGAGCAGAATCCCACGATGGAGTTTATTGTCGGCAAGCATCGTGACGGCCCCACAGGCGTGGCCAACATGAGCTTCAATAAGGCGATTACCCGATTTGAGATGGCGTAGCCTTCCAGCAATGGGATGGGAAGTTCAATCCTTCACCCGTCTGTGCATCAAGTGGAAGATGGACTGAGACCGCATTGTAGCAACCACAGATCCCACAGGCTTTAAGTTGCTGGTCATAAGTCGTTGTCTTTGCTCCTGCAATATGGGGCAGCATACCAGCAATCCCCTTACAACCCCAACATCCAGAAGCTGAAATCTGATATGGACAAGCAGCGCATATTTTAGCTCTTCGTTCAGCCTCATCTTGATCAACGAGTTGAAATTTGTTGTCCTTGGCAAAATGATACATTGCCTTGACCCATCGTACAATTTCACCAAATCCAAGAGTTTGTTTGGCCGTTGAACAAGGAACACAGTTGGCGCTTCCAGCAAGCCTATCACAAAGATTGTGTTCTATTTGTGACACAAGATCCGTTGGGGGTGTTATTCCTCTGGATATTAAAAGCTTCTCACAATTCGCAACCATATCATACCAATCACCTCCGCGAACGGGCTCGCCCACAATCGGACAACTTACCCACCATCCCTGTGGCGGAACATCCGATTTCCTCTCGTAGCAAAATTTGGGCGCTTCACTCATTGACAATCAACTCCGCTTCATAAGTGTTGTTTTCGGGAATCTTCATGGAATCCAGTTTGGTGGCAATATTAATCTGAATTGCATTTTGCTGATTATTGCCCTCAGAAAAGTTTATAGATGCTGCTTCTGCCAACTGCTTGATATTTCTCATCATACCAAGAGCTTCCATGCCATCTAGGTCTTGCGCGGCATCAGCGGCTTTTACCAGAACCCTGCCAGTCAGAAACTTGATCGATTTTTTCATGGTCTCCAATGAAGCCGTAATTTCCGACATCAAAGTGGGAACGCCGTCATCCTCCCAAGGGGCTGGAGACTGCTCGTTGACCAGACGCTCTCTGCATTGAATCCAGCGTTGGGTATCCCGCCATAGACAGACAGTAGATTCGCTAACCTTCAGTTCTTCGGCAATATCCCGCATGGTGCGCCCCGAACAATACATGGAGAATCCCTTGATGCATTCCAGCCTGCGTTTCTTATCCATCTCCTCCATTCTGGCGGGAGGGGCAATTAGGGCTACGGGACGCTCCTTATCCCAAGGGTAGAGATTTTCTGCTTCTGGATTTTCCTGCCATACCTTGACGTACTCGTCCCATTTCTCGCTATAGATCATCTTCTCAAGAGTGGGTTTATGCTTGGTATCCAAGGCTTTCATTACCTCTGGCATGCTTCGACCAGCGGCGTATAACCGAAATGCGCTCTGTTTTTTGATGCGATTTTCAATCGAATCCCAATCGCGTTCTGCACTCTTGCGCTTTTTCTCCATCCAGATTAGTGTAGTATAAATTTCATAAATGGCAACAGTTGATCAAGGGATAGAGAAATACGGGAGGTTGTGGCTACCCAAAGACGGACAGGCGATTACGCCAATCCGTATTGAGATGGATGCATTCTTGCAGGGACTTACACCCGAAGATGGGGGACTAGGAAAGGCCCGCCATTATCGCAATATTGTCTCTGCTATATGGCCAACCTTTCAATGGCACAGGTGGGCAGAACTCAGCGCACAAGCATTCTGTAACCAAGTTTACGAGGTGGACGATGCAACTGGCAACCGATTTGTCCGAAGCGTAACGGGACTAGCTGGGGGAACAGACTCTGGCAAGTCTTACGGGATGGCGGCATTTGCGCTGGTTAATTGGTTCTGCGACCCAATTAATACAATGACCATTGTGGTCTCTACGTCCAAAATAGACGCCAAGCAGCGTATCTGGGCGGCATTGGTCAAGATGTACCGCGAAGCCCGAAACATGGGACTAGCCTCTGGAAGACTCATTGAGTCTATGGATATCATCAAGCTCTCGGATGAAGAGGGGGCTATTATCGACCCAGAAACGGGGGTTAGTGATGCTTCATCAATCATGCTACTCGCAGCGGGTGACGAATATAAAGATGACGCTCAGAAACGACTTCAAGGCAAGAAGAATCGTCGTATTGTGTTGATAATCGATGAGTTACAAGACTGTTCGCCTTCCGTGATTTCCCAAGCCGTGTGGGGATTTAAGGGCGCTCAAGAACTTTATATCGTCGGCGCTGGTAACCCATCTTC